CTTTTGTTGATCACTATGTGGAAGTAGGGACGAGTAAATCATTTCGTGAGACGGCGAAGATTTTAAAAATGCCTGAGCGTGCATTGGTTAATCGCTTGGTGGAAGATAAATATTTGTATCGTCAATCTGGCGTGCTTTTGCCTTATCAATCGGCACACACCAAAGATCTTTTTACGGTTAAAACAGGTACCGCTGAACACGGTCACAATTACACACAGACACGCGTAACAAGCAAAGGCATTGAATTTATCGCGTCACGTTATGCTTCGGAGTTGATGCTATGAGTATGCGATTAATGGTTCAAGCAATGAATTGTAAAGTTGGTAATCCTGCTAGAAAACTTGTGCTTTTAAAACTCGCTGATAATGCCAATGATGATGGAATTTGTTTCCCAAGTTATCAATACATTGCCGATAAATGCGAGATGACCCGACGTAGTGCAATCAATCACATTGAATATTTAATCAAAATGGGATTAGTAAGCAAAAAAGAACGTAAAAATAAAGATGGTTCCATCTCAAATTTATACTTTTTACACCTTGAACAAGGTAGTGAAAATTTTGCACTGGGTGGTGAAAATTTTGCACTGGGTGGTGAAAATATTTCACTAGGTAGTGAAAATTTTGCACTAGGGGGTAGTGAAAATATTTCACCCAGAACCAGTCACTCTTTAGAACCAGTCAATGAACCTAAAAAAACTACGCAAAAAAGCGAATCCGAAATGTTGCTTGAGCAGTTCGGTATTACCGGACAACTGGCGAAAGATTTTATCGCACACCGCAAAGCCAAAAAGGGCGTAATTAATCAAACACAGCTAAACCGTCTGCAAAAACAGGCGGACAAGGCGGGGATTTCGATTTGTGAAGCGGTGGAGATTTGCATCGAACGCAACTGGCAGGGATTTAACGCATCGTGGGATTGGCGTGATGAAAAACTGCGACCAAATTCACCGCACTTAGGGCAATCACACCGAAACAAACCCAAATTTGACGATACGCAGACAGGCTGGTCTGCAGGAATGAATTTCACAGTGGACGGTACACAATGGCAAATTCCATAACACAAAACCAAATTAACACGCTCCCACCAGAACGCGCACAGCGTGCGGAAGAGACGATTAACTGGCTCTTTCAAGAGCTTAAATCGATTTTTCCTGGTTGGCGTGCAGCCTTTGAAACCGAAGCGGATTATCTCTCTGCTAAAAAAACTTGGTTGCGTGTGTTGGTACGAGAAAAAATTACGAGACCTCAGTTGGAGAATGGGATTTGTGAAGCGGAAAAATCGCTTGATAAATTTTTACCTAGCGTAGGGTTGTTTGTTTATTGGTGCAAAGCCTACGACTATCACGCACTAGGTTTACCGAACGAAGCGGAATTATACCAACGTTATCAAACTTTCTTAGGCTATGCCAAATTCAATCGGGATGAATTTCAATATCGTTCAAAAGTGGAATTTTGGTTGCTTAAAAATCTGTACGAAAAGTGCAAGAAAAAATCGGAAGAGGACACGTTGAAAGCTATTCCGAAATTACTCACAGAAGCGGTAGAAAAAGTGCGGTCGAATTTTCCTTTTGAGGATGTTCCGAAAATGATTCCAGCAAAACCAAGTTTTTACGATAAAGCGAAGGCTGATAAAGCTCGAGATAGCTTGATGACAATGATGAAAGGGAAAGGGGCATTGCAATGACAGGACAACAATTTGATAAAGATACATGGCAAACACCGCACTATGTCTTTGAATGGCTATCTCAACGTTTCGGTTGGTTCGATCTTGATGGTTGCGCAACAGCCAACAACGCCTTGACATGTCACTATATCGGCGAACCTAACTCAGATAATGACGAGCATCAATCAATTGCAGATGGCTTTCTAATGCCGATTGAGCAAATGTTAGATGTATTGTTGGACGAAGTCGCAGAGCGTTGTTCGGCTCCGTTAAGAATCTATGTGAATCCACCTTATTCCAACGTTACACCATATCTACAACGCGCAAAAGAATTATGTGATGCTGGTTATTTGGTCGTGATGTTACTCAACAATGATAAATCTACTCAATGGTATCAAAACCACATTCAAGGCGTGGCGAATGAAGTGATTGATATTACAGGTGGTCGAATTGCATTTATCAACCCTGTAACAGGAAAGGAAATCAAGGGGAATAGCAAAGGGCAAATGGTCGTAGTCTTTGATCCAACAATGGAAGATTTTGTCACACGTTCAGTAAGCCTTGATTTTATTAAAAAGATTGGTGGGTATAGCAAATGAGTTTTGAAGAACATAACAATCGCAAGAAAGCGAATAAGTTTGCTGAATATATTACGGGCGAATCTCTTCGCCGATATTTGGCTGAGAAAGTCGAGAAGTACTTAGGTAAAAATCCAAGTGTTTTTGATGGTGCAGCAGGCAGCGGACAGCTTGAGCAATTTATTCAACCAAGTAAGTTTATTGCAGTAGAAATTCAAGCGGAATCATGCGCGGCATTAGCCAATAATTATCCAGATGCTGAGATTCATAATACGAGTTTTTTCTTGTATCAAAGTGAGCCAAAAAGTGATTGTGTTGTAATGAACCCGCCATTCTCACTTAAATTTAAAGAACTTGCCGAAGAAGAAAAAGCTGCTATTCAAGCAGATTTTCCGTGGAAAAAATCAGGTGTGCTTGATGATGTTTTTATGCTGAAAGGATTAGCCAATGCGTATCGTTTTGGGTTTTTCATTATGTTTCCAGGTATTGCCTATCGAAACACCGAAAAAACACTCCGTGAAGTTATTGGGAATCAATTAGTCGAGTTGAATTTGATTCAAAACGCTTTTGAAGATACGCCTATTTCGGTGCTTTTCTTGGTGGTTGATAAAACTAAGTCGAACAACAAGACATACCGTGAGTTGTATGACTGTGCCATGAATAAAATAATTAACACTGATGAATGGCTAATTGATTCTGATAAATGGGACACGATATCGCCACCCGAACCACCGAAAGAAAAAATCGATCCAATGAAATTAGAGTTGATGTCGCAAGCTCAATTAAAAGAGCAAATTCGCGCTCAAATTCAATTTAGCGGTATGGTATTTGATTTGGAGCGTTGGCCTAGAAAAGATTTTGAGAAATTTTGCGATGAAGTCTGTGCATTGATTCAAGAAGAGAAAAAATCAAATCGATTTTTATTTGGCTGGGGCGAATGATGAAAGATTTTTATATTCACCGTAGCGAATATCACGACGGTTCAACAAAAGGCTTTCGCCACGGTATTAAACATAAACGGCACGATTGCTTTCGTGGAGATGTGCGGGTGCTGCAACGTATTGATGGCAAAATGGTACAGATTTCTCGCGTGCGAAAACGTTTTAAAACCTATGAAGATGCGCATGCGTGGGCACGTGGTTTGGAGTGCAAAGAATGAGTATTGCGATGTTATTCAAGCGTTGGGAATGATGTTATGAGCCAATACAAGCCTTTCTTTTTACGCGATCAACGCATTAAAAATAATTGCTTGGATTTAATCAAAGAGCTGCCAATAGACGATAAAAAGCCATTGGTAGTCAAAATCCAACCAATAACACGCTCACTTGAGCAGAACTCAAAACTTCACGCACTACTAAGCGATATTAGCAAACAGTGCGAATTTAACGGTAAAAAGCGAGACATTGACACGTGGAAAATGATTATGGTATCGGCTCACAAAATTGCAACAGGCGGTCAGGCTGAAATGGTAATCGGGCTTGAGGGGGAAGTTATCAATCTACGAGAAAGCACCGCTCAAATGAGCGTAAAACGACTAGCAAGCCTAATAGAGTACATTACCAGTTGGGGCGTGCAAAATGGCGTGAGATTTAACGATAGATGGGGGCTTTAAATGAAACGCTTAAACAATGACGAGATTTTAGAGTTAAAAATCGTACTTTTTATTGTGGCTGTTTGGGGAATGTTTAATATGGTGTTTGGCTAATGGCGAAAGAGTATCAATGCAAAGTTTGCGGCAAACCGTTTGTAAAAACCTTTAGCTCGACACAGAAAGTTTGCTCGCCTGAATGTGCGATTAAATTAGCCCGAGATAATGCGAAAAAAGCGCAAGAACGAGCAGAAAAGAAAAAGCAAAGGGAACGTAAGGCTAAATTAAAAAGCCGCTCAGAATGGCTGAAAGAGGCGCAATCGGTCTTTAATAAATTTATCCGTTTACGAGATAAAAATGAACCCTGTATCAGTTGCGGTCGGTATCATCAAGGGCAATACCACGCAGGGCATTATCGGAGTGTGGGGGCTTGCCCTGAATTAAGATTTTGTGAGCTTAACGTGCATAAGCAATGCGCCCCCTGTAATGACCATAGGAGCGGGAATATCATCGAATATCGAATCAATCTTATCAATAAAATCGGTGCAGATAAGGTGGCGTGGTTAGAACGCCAAGACCACGAACCAAAGAAATACACCATTGAAGATTGCAAGGCGATTATTAAGTATTACAAGGCAAAAATTAAAGAGCTAGAGGAATAAATGCGTAAATTTAGTGAATTATCAGAACTAACGATTGAGCAAGAAGAATTTGTTGACCGTTATATGTATCAATGGGGTTCTTGGGTGCGCAGCGGTAGGCTTGATAAACCGCAATTAAATATTATTGCAAAACTAATGCAATCAGTCATTCCTGCAGAGCCAAATGAACCAATTTGCGATGATGAAACTGGGTTTATGATTAGTCAAACCATTGAGATGTTTTTTAAGAAAAATGACCAAATCTTACACTTTATTGTGTTTGCTTATTATGTAAACAAAAGAACAATCAATTTTATAGCAGAACACCTACACGGCAAATCCAAAGCTAAGGAAATGAGACCTTGTGCAGGTAAATCTAACGTAAGAGTGCCAAGTTTTAGGACAATCTATCGTGAAGTCGAAAAAGAGATACACTTTGCAAAAGCAATAATTCACGAACTGCTTATAACTTGCTTTATTATTCAGAGAACTAGCAGGGAACGTGCAACAAATATCAAAAAAATCAAAATTACATATTGACATATTTGGCAAAGTGTCATACTATTTAGATGTATGGTGGTCGCAGTATAAGTAGTGAACACCTAAATTGATTTTTACAGCCCTGATCGGAAACGGTCGGGGCTTTTTTGTTATCAAACTTAAGGGCGTAGTCTAATGGTAAGACGGCGGTCTCCAAAACCGCTAATTGAGGTTCGATTCCTTGCGCCTTTGTCATATCACAAGCTCACGTTAATGCGTGGGCTTTTTTATTGCCCTGTAAATGGGTGGAGTGTAAAAATGTTAAAAGATGCAGGAAGCCAAAGTATTTTTTGGTCTGGCTTTGGTGCGTTCTGGGCAATGTACTCATTTCAAGAATGGCTGGCTATTATGAGGCTTGTTATAGGTTTAATAAGTGGTCTCGTGAATATGTATGCTAAATGCCAAGAAGGGAAAGTTAGAAAAAATGAAGAACGGCGTGCAGAAGAAATACACCGTGTGAAAATGAAACGATTGTCTTTAGGATTTGATGATGATTTTGACAAAAACTAGGAAGGCTCTTGGTGTTTGCTCTGTGATTACGGTAATGGGATTAATGTATGCTCAGTTCGGTGGCGAGCTAAGATTAAGTCCTGTAGGTGCTGAAATTATTGGGAATGCCGAGGGTTGCAGACGTGATCCGTATCAATGCCCTGCGGATGTTTTGACCGTTGGAATTGGTTCAACTGAATATGGTGGTAAGAAAATCAATCCAAAACATCGTTACACAGATTTGGAAATTGCTGAACGTTGGAAGAATGATATTGTGATTGCTGAACGATGTGTGAATAAATATGGCAATGGCGAGATGTTACCGCAATCGGTATTTGATTCTGCGGTGTCAATCACTTTTAATGTGGGTTGTGGGGCAGTAAGTAAATCTACGATGTTTAAATATCTTCGAGCAAAACAATATGAAAAGGCTTGTGGCGAATTTCCTAGATGGGTGTATGCCAATGGTAAAAAATTAGCAGGTTTGGTGGTTCGCCGAGAAAAAGAGAAAGCATTATGTTTAGCCGATTTGAAACTGCCATAAAATTGACCGCACTTTGTTTGATTTTGGGCTTGTGTGGTTGGACTTGGTTTCAATCTCAGAAGATAAGTAGTTTAAAAGCCGAGAACCAAGCTCAAGCCCAAACTATCCAGCAACAGGAAGATGCTAACAAATCATTAAACCTTGCATTACAACAAGAGCGTGATGCCGTTATTGCTCAACAAGAGCGTAATGATGAAATAGAAAGGATAGCAACAGAAAATGCTGAATCAGTTAAAACAATCATTAAGACACAACCTTGTGCCAACACTCGTTTGCCTCAGTCTGTTCTTGACCGCTTGTACAAATAAAATCACGACTAAAGCAGAATATATTTATCCGCCTCAAGCCTATACTGTACCTTGTGTCAAAACAGCATTTACTGGGGAAACATACGGCGATGTAGTCATACAGTTAGTTAAGGTAACCGCAGAGCGAGATAAGTGTGCAAGCCAAGTAGATCATCTTAATAAGTGGATTAACCAAACCAAGACCGCCAATTAAAGTGCGGTCTTTTTTTATTGGTATATACAGGCACATACATTAGGACTGACCTTGACTATCTGATGATAGCTCGATGGTAGTCCTAAGCTATGTTTTATGGATAAAACAAAAATATATCGAGTGATTTTTATAAAGAATCGTGACGGCAAAAGGTACTCCTGAGGGGATACCCCTTTCCACGGGGTTTCGGGCGCGCGGTTTTCGACAGTTTTTTGACATCTTAGGCATCATCATCTTTTCCCTTTTTTGGGCATTTTAACGGTCTCGGCTATGGATAATTTATACGACTTAAAACTCAATATAAATCAGATCGCCGAACTGGTCGGAATGCATCGGCAAACCGTGTCACAAAGGCTTGCAGGACTAACGCCAGCTATTGGCAGTAATTCCAAATTAAAGCTCTATGCACTATCTGATTTAATCAAAATCGGGCTTGCCGAAAAAATGACGGCAGATGTTGATAGCTTGTCGCCTGTTGAGAGACGAGCATTTTGGCAAGCGGAAAACGAAAGACTTAAATACGAGCGAGATACTGGCGAACTGGTACCATCCTTTGAAGTTGCTCAAGAGATGGGCTTTTTGGCTAAAGCTGTTGTGCAGTCACTTGATACATTGCCAGATATTTTAGAGCGTGATTGTGCGTTAACTCCAACACAATTAACTCGTGTAATACAGGTGATTGATGACGTTAAATTGCAAATGTCATTACATATACAGGTTGGCGATAATAAATCAGAGGAGTAGTCATGTTTGCATCAGCTAAAGATATTAGGCGAGATATTGCAAATCTACTTAAACCGCCTCGCCGAATGAAAGTATCGGAAGCCGTAGCGGAATATATGCGAGTGCCAGTTGGTGGGGGTAACTCTGTTAAATGGGATAAAGATACTGCTGCATATATGTTAGATCCGATGGACTGCCTAAACTCTCGTGAGTATGACGCAGTTATTTTTGTTGGGCCAGCTCGTACTGGTAAAACAATCGGATTGATTGATGGCTGGATAACCTATGCGATTATTTGTGATCCGTCTGATTTCCTCTTGGTGCAACTTACACAAGAGAAAGCCAGTGAGCATAGTCGTAAACGTTTAGACCGCACTTTTAGATGCTCACCTGAGATTGCAAAAAGATTAAGTCCGCGTAAAAACGATAACAATGTCCACGATAAATATTTTAGGGCAGGTAATTTATTAAAAATTGGCTGGCCGTCTATTAATGTGCTGTCATCATCCGATTACAAGTACGTTGCATTAACCGATTACGACCGCTGGCCCGATGATGTGGACGGTGAGGGCGACGGATTTAGTTTAGCGTCCAAACGTACGACTACATTTATGAGTGCGGGTATGACACTTGTAGAGAGTTCGCCAGGCAAGGATATTGTTGATATAAAACATCATCCAAAAACTACTCACGAGGCCCCGCCAACAACTGGGATTTTATCTTTATATAACCGTGGTGATAGACGCAGATTCTATTGGCAATGTCCAAATTGCAAAGAGTGGTTTGAGCCATCAATGGCAAATATGGTGGGTTATCGTAATGATACTGACTATGTTAAGGCGAGCGAAAACGCTCGTTTACAATGCCCACATTGTCAATCTCTCGTAGATCCTGACAAGAAACGCGCATTAAACATTGGCGGCAAATGGCTAAAGGAAGGGCAAACGATAGACAAAGATGGTGTGATACATGGCGAGGGCAGAAACTCCCGTATTGCATCATTTTGGCTAGAAGGCCCTGCCGCCGCTTATCAAACATGGGCGCAATTAACTTATAAATTACTCACTGCTGAACATGAATTTGAAATGACAGGCAGTGAAGAAACGCTAAAGGCAGTAACAAATACAGACTGGGGATTGCCTTATTTGCCACGCTCCGCACTTGAGCAACGCCGAAGTGATGAATTAATGGAGCGGCGAGAAGATACAGAAAAAAGAACGGTACCTTATGGGTGCCGTTTTTTATTGGCTGCAGTTGATGTACAGGGTGGGCGGAATCGCCGTTTTGTCGTCCAAATTGTGGGCTATGGTGAAAACAGCGAACGGTGGCTCATTGATAGATACAACATTAAATCATCAATGCGGAGCAATTCAGAGGGGGAAAGTCTACCAATTGATCCGTCCGCCTACCCTGAGGATTGGGATTTACTCATCAGTGATGTGCTTAATAAGCAATATCGTATTGAGGGATTAGACGGCGGAGTCATGCCAATCCTTGCAATGGCGGTGGATAGTGGCGGTGAGGACGGTGTAACAGATAACGCCTATAAGTTTTGGCGCAGATGTAAGCGTGATGGCATATCAAAACGAGTGTATCTCGTTAAAGGTGATAGTACCAAACGCCAAAAACTGATTTCTCGAACTTATCCTGATAACACCTCACGGTCAGATCGTCATGCTAAAGCACGAGGTGATGTGCCGCTATACCTACTTCAAACAGACCAACTCAAAGATCGCATTAGTAACGCACTAAGCCGTGAGACTATCGGGGCTAACTATATCCATTTTCCGTCGTGGCTTGGCGAATGGTTTTTTGATGAATTGACCTATGAGGAGCGAGGACAAGACGGTAAGTGGCGCAAACCTGGCAAAGGTAATAATGAGGCGTTTGACTTATTTTGCTACGCCCATGCGATTGCTATTTTGCGAGGTTATGAGCGTATTAAGTGGGGCGATGAGGACAATGTCCCATACTGGGCGAAATTGCCAAGTGTAAACCCTAACGTGATCCGCAAAGAATCATCCGCACCAGAAGATGCTGAAAGTGCGGTAGAAATTGAACAAGTAAAACTGCAACCGAAACCCAAAACAAAAAGTAATTGGCTAAACGGTGGCGTAAGCAAGAAAAAAGGTGGGTGGCTGTGATTTACGATAAAGACGAGCTTGAGGAAAAAATCCGAACGCTTGATGAAAAGATCGAAAACGCCCAAAGCCAAGTTAGTTTTAATGGGCGATCGGTATCTTACCAAGTGTCCGAATGGACAAAACAACGTGACCGCTATCAACAAATGCTTAATGAGTTATTAGCGGAAACAAGACAGCGCGTTAAACGCCACAGAATCAAATATGCGAGATTTTAAACGATGGGAATATTAGATAAAACAATTGCCGCAATCTCGCCTAAATGGGGCGCACAGCGAGCAAAAAGCCGATATGTGATGAATGCATACGAGGCAGCGATGCCAAGCCGTATACATAAGGCAAAACGCGAAAGCCAAGGTGCGAACGTATCGACTAAACAAAGTGCGGTCAGTTTGCGAGAACAAGCTCGAGCATTAGACCAAAATCACGATATTGTGATCGGCATTTTGGACAAGATGGAAGAACGTGTTATTGGCTCACGAGGTATCCACATTGAGCCACAGCCGATGAATTTAAACGGTGATGTGAATGAAACCTTAGCTGAACAGATTCGCAAAAAATGGGCAGAATGGTCTATTCGTCCTGAAGTGACAGGGCAGTTTACTCGCCCTGAACTTGAGCGGATGTTGTTACGCACGTGGCTCCGTGATGGGGAAGTTTTTATCCAACTTGTGCGAGGCAGTGTAGCAGGTCTCAATCACAGCACCAAAATCGCATTTAGCCTTGAGGCATTAGAGCCTGATTTTGTGCCGATGAATACCCTTGATACGGCAAATTTAATTCAAGGGGTAGAGCTTGACGCATGGCGTCGTCCTAAGTCGTACCGTGTTTACATGGACAACCCACAAGAAAACAATCGCACTTACGGGCGAGTTAAATCGGTGCCGGCAGAAAATATGTTGCACCTTGCGTTTAAAAAACGCTTGCACCAGTTGCGTGGCGTATCGATGTTGCACGGTGTAATCATCCGACTTGCTGACCTTAAAGATTATGAGGAAAGCGAGCGTGTGGCCGCACGAATTGCCGCCGCCTTTACGATGTACATCAAAAAAGGTGATGCCGCACTCTACGGAGATAATGAGGATTACAGTGCAGACAGTCCGGAGCGAGATTTTGAGATTGCTCCCGGTGCAATCATTGATGATTTAAAACCCGGTGAGGACATCGGGTTAATCAATTCTAATCGCCCAAATGTGAACCTAGAAACCTTTAGGAATGGACAATTAAGAGCAACAGCAGCGGGGACTCGCTCAAGTTACTCAAGCATTGCTCGTGACTATAACGGGACTTACTCAAGCCAGCGCCAAGAGTTGGTGGAGAGCTTTGAGGGTTACTCCGTTTTACAAGATACCTTTGTTGCGCACATCTCACGCCCGATATACAGAGAATGGCTAAAAATGGCGATTGTCAGCGGTGAAATTGATGTGCCAGTCGATATTGATCCTGCATCACTTTATAACGCTGTTTATAGTGGCCCAGTGATGCCGTGGATAGACCCGACAAAAGAGGCGCAAGCGTGGAAAGAGCGCATCAAAGGTGGATTAGCGACCGAAAGCCAAGCAGTACGAGCAAGCGGCAGCAACCCGGCAGAAGTTAAACGCAGACGTAGAGTTGAGGTTGAGGAAAACCGCAAATTTGGTCTCAAGTTTGACACTGATTTAACTAACACAGGTACGACAAATGACAAAACAAAAAATGATTCTGTCGCCGGTGGCGATGGCAACGAGCGCAACAAAGACGAATAACCAGTCTTGGTACTCAATCAAAGCCAAAGCCAACGATACGGCAGAGATCTCAATTTACGATGAGATCGGATTTTGGGGCGTATCTGCTGCGAGCTTTGCGCAGGATTTAAAAGACTGCGGAAACAACATTAAGCAGATTAACCTACACATCCACTCACCAGGTGGTGATGTTTTTGATGGGATCGCGATTTACAACTTGCTAAAAAATCACCCTGCAAAGGTGACAGTTTACATTGACGGCTTGGCGGCAAGTATGGCGAGCGTTATTGCTATGGCAGGGAATGAAGTAATTATGCCTGAAAATGCAATGATGATCCATAAGCCTTGGGGCATCCAAGGTGGCGATGCGGAGGATATGCGCAAGTATGCCGACTTATTAGACAAGGTTGAAAACACATTAATCCCAGCTTACGCAAATAAGACAGGAAAAACACCTGAAGAATTAGCAGAAATGCTATCAGCAGAAACTTGGCTCAATGGAAAAGAATGCGTTGAACAAGGATTTGCAGACAAACTAGCCGAACCACTTGTGGCGATGGCGTCTATTAAATCAAGAAAATTAGAGGACTTTGAAAATATGCCAAAAGCAATGAAAGACATGTTGTTTAAGCCACAAGGCAACGCTGGCGCATCCGCACCACAAGCAACACCAACTCCTGCACAACCAGCACCAACTGAACCGGTAAATCAAGCGCCGACAGCTCCGGTAGATAACACCGCACAAGTGCAGGCTGAATTAAATAAACGTAACGCCGACATTAAAGCGGTATTTGCACCGTTTGGTACTACGCACAATGATTTGTTAGTGGAGTGTTTAGGTGATTTATCAATTACCGCAGATCAAGCCAAAGACAAATTATTAGCAAAACTTGGTGCAGGCACAACCCCAAGTGCAGCAGTAACGCCTTATGCCGATAACGGTAACATTGTTGGTGATAGCGTGAAACAATCCTTATTGGCTCGTGCAGGTATCGACAAAGACAAAGTAAATGCTAAAGACAACGCCTACAATGCGATGACATTGCGTGAGCTTGCTCGTGCATCATTGGTTGATCGCGGTATTAGTGTATCGAGTCAAAATGCAATGAGCATGGTTGGTTTGGCATTTACTCACTCAAGCTCTGACTTTGGTCAGATCTTAATTGATGTAGCGCACAAATCCTTGCTTAAAGGTTGGGAAACCGCAGCGGAAAACTTTGATCAGTTTACATCTCGTGGCACATTAACCGACTTCCGCGCGGCGAAACGTGTTGGATTAGGTGACTTTGGTTACTTACCGCAAGTTGGTGAGGGTGAGGAGTACACCTACGGCACAATCGGCGATGAGGGCGCTAGCGTTGCATTAGCGACTTACGGGCAATTATTTAGCATTACTCGTCAAGCAATCATCAATGACGATATGCACTTGTTGACAAAAATCCCTGAAAAAATGGGACAAGCTGCACGTGCGACAATCGCTAAATTAGTGTTTGCGTTATTAACCGGTAACGCGATTGCACAAGACGGCAAAGCGTTATTTGACGCATCTCACAAAAACACTTTAACCGGTGCCGCATTAGATGTAACCAATATTGATAAAGCAATTCAAATGATGAATGGATTTGTCAATACTCGTGGTGAACCATTAGCGATTGAGCCTGATTTTATGTTGTTACCAACCTCACTTTATACTCGTGCTAAACAAGTTCTAGGTTCGGCAAGTGTGGAGGGGGCTGATATCAATTCTGGCATTATCAATCCAATCCGTGACATTGTGCCGACAGTTAAATCCGCACGTTTACAAGTTGCCGATCCAAAATCTTGGTACTTAATCAACAAAGAGGCTATTGAAGTTTCTTACCTTGACGGCATTGATACGCCATACATGGAGCAACAACAAGGTTTCACTGTTGATGGCGTATCTACCAAGGTGCGCATTGATGCAGGTGTTAATGTAATTGACTACCGTGGCATTGTAAAAGTTACCAATAAGTAACTTAAAACGCCTTAAATAACGACCGCACTTTTAAGCGAGGTGTGGTTTTTTATTATCAAAATTAAAGGATCATTAAATATGGCTAAAAACTATATGCAAGACGGAAACACCGTGCGTTTTACCGCTGCCGCTGCCGTAAAAAGCGGTGATGTAGTGATGTTAGAAAACCTTGCGGCGATTGCTGTTGCCGACGTGGAAAAATCCGCCGTTGGTGTTGGTTTGACTACCGGTGTATTTACCGTTAAAGCAAAAGCGGCTGACGACATTAAACAAGGTGCGATCGTTTACTGGTCTGCGACTGAGGGTGCAACAACTACCGCAGGCACTAACAAACGCTTAGGTATTGCATGGCACGCAAGTGGTGCAACCGTGGACACTGTAGATGTCAAGATCAACGCTTAGTCCGTTTGATAACGCATTAGCACAGGCGGACAAAGTCATTACTGACGTGATGATGTCCGTCTATGTTATCAACGGCAAAAAATACAAAGCTGTGCTTGATGAAAGCCCAAAACTAATGAGTGGCAATTACACCGATGATTACTTAATTAATGGCACGACGCGTACTCTCACTCTTTTTAAAGCATCAGGATATAAGCCAAAACTTGGAGATATCATTATTTCTTCAACAGAGGAATATGTTGTGCGAGGGTTTAGCTTTGAAGATAAGAAGATCGTACTGCAATTGGAGTAAATATGGCGGTGAAAATTGAAGGGATGGCAGCATTACAAGCTAATATCCAAAAACTGACTAATCAAGTCGCGCCTAAAGCGGCAGCAAAAGCGATTAATAAGGTAGCGAGAAGTGCAATCAAAAATGGAACAAAAAATGTATCCAAAGAGATTCATGTGCCAGCTAAATTAATCCGCAAGCGAACTCGATTATCCCAAAAAGCAACAGCGAATCGCCCAGTCGCAAAAATACGAGTTGATAGAAGAAATTTACCGTTAATTCGATTATTGGAGAACCCTAGACGAGCCGTGCGAGCGAGTAAAGGGCAAATCAGAATAGGCAAATATTCAATACAACGCGGTTTTATTCAAACTCTAGCAAATGGTCGTAAACACGTTATGCAGCGACAAGGTAAAGCGCGATATTCAATTGATGTTGTTAAGATTCCGTTATCTAGACCATTAACAACGGCTTTCCATAACGAGTTAAAAGATTATTCAAGTCAGATCAAAGTCGAACTGACAAGAGAGTTGAGTGACATTTTTAAAAAATAGAGGATTAAATGCTAATTCATAAGAAGATTCGACATCAAGTGTCGGATATGCTCAAAAGCAGTATAAAGGGTGTTGAGAATATTTATTCTGGGCGCCCTTTATTTATTGATATTGACCAAGAAAAAACAGCTATTGCGGTGTTTCTTGATGAGATTTCGTGCGAAGAGTTAGATCTCTGTCATCACGAATATACCGCAGCCTTAAACATCGCGATTTATTTGAAAACTGCTGTAGGCGACGACGCATTAGATGAGATTGCCGAACAAATCAAACAACGGTTGGAAAGTGCCATAGCCAATGACGAATTATCGGAAACGATTTCCGAAATTGACTTAATGAGCTATGAATACGAACAAGATACGACAAATCGGACGTGGTTCGTTTCTAACCTTAAATATCAAATTAAGTATGAGGACTAGATATGCCTACACAAACAACACCTTTTCAAGGCACTAAATTCTACATTGGCACAGGTTTAAACACAGAAAAAGCCATTACCGCTTGCACGGTATCGCCAACGCCAACAATTACTGCAACCGGCCATGGTGCAAAAGCTGGCGATTTCGTCAAAATCACAGGGCTAGGTTCGCTTGATGGCTATTATCCTGTAAAATCTGTCGCAACAGATGTCTTAACGCTAGCCGATGAAGTTAATTGGGCTGTTCAAGACAAACCAACTAGCTTCACAACCGCAAAAGTGGCTGTTGTGAAATGGTCATCTAACTTCTGTGCGATCAAAAACATTGAAGGCGATGGCGACACATTGAACGAAGAAGACATCACAACTATGTGCGATGAAGAAACGGTAACAGAGCCGGGAGAAATCGAACTAGGCTCAATCAAACTCACTTTCTTCTACGCCCCTGCAACTCCAATGCAACAAGATTTGCGTAAAAAATTCTATGCCAAAGAAACTTTCCCTTGGATGATGATATTGAAAAATGGTCAAGGCTCTCTTTACGGCACAGGCTTTATCCAAACTAGCCCAAACTGGAGTGGCGAAGTAAAAGGTAAATTTGAATCAGGCGTAACGATTAAAAAATCGAAACGTGATTACCACTTACCTGTTGCAGCGTAAAAAAATTGACCTAAAAAGACCGCTTGTATGGGCGGTCTAATTTATTGAAGGAATACTAAAATGACTATTGGCACTCGCGAATCATTGTTAGCAGAAAACAAACCAAAGCTGCAAAAAGTAAAAATTGGTAACGCAGAATATTTTGTCCGTGAATTTAGCGTGGGCGATATGAACCACAGCTTATACGCTCAACAAAAAGTATTGTGCGAATTGGCGGAAGAACAAGGTATTGATCTAAATTATGACGATCAAGAAGAATTGGTAAAACAGCTCAGCAAAGTTTATGACCCCTATCGTTTAGCACGCAATCTTGCTATTCGCTTGTGCGATGCTGACGGCAACAATCTATTCGACCACGAAAATGTAGATGACTTGAAAGAATTATCAAAACTGGATAAGTCTGTGTCTGAAGAATTAAGCCGTGCGTTAATGGGCGAACAACCAAAAAACTTACAGACCGACGCAAGTTCCAAATAATGTTAAGCCTTGCGTTGGGCAAAACACTTTCCGAAATTGATGAAATGCCCGAATCGCATTTTCAAGAATATATGCTGTTTTATGAAGAACAGCCATTTGGGCTATGGCGTGAAGATTATCGCACTGCGCAAATCTCGCACTTATTGGCATCTATCCACCGTGATCCGAAACAAAAAGCGACAACACTCAGCGACTTAATGCCATTCTTTAACAAGAAAAATGGCGATGAAGAGGAAGAAGATGACGGCTCAGAAAGCTATTTAGCAAATCGATAAAATAGCTATTGCGTAGTGTGTTGCTAGGCAATATAATCGGGTATTGGTAGCAACAAATAGGAGAATGGAATATGCGTGATTTTATCCAATTCTGGACAAAATTATTTTTTGTAATGCTTATTGCATTAGGCTCACTATTATTGTTATTTTCGGTTGATTTTGCCTATATCCTCGCATTTTTCAGCGTGTTTTTGGTTGTTTTTGGTATTCGCTTAGCAGTAATGATCATTCAAACCAATAAATATTATGATGAATTGGAAAAAGCTGAAAAAGAAAAAGCCCGTGTAAAATACGTCATCATTAACTAAAAACGAAATTTCTAAGAGAAGCTCGCATTATGCGAGCTTTTTTATTGGGGGAAATATGGCATCTCTTGGCGGTTTAAATATCAGTCTGAACTTGGAAACCGTCCAATTTCAGCAAGCATTGAATAAATCAGCTCATCAATCGCAAAAATTTGCGAGACAGTTTAATGTCAATTTAATTGATGCACAGGGGCGAGCAAAACAATTTTCCGAACGTACCACACAGTATTTGAATAATATTGAGCAAGCTGCAAACTCAATCAATAAAACGGCAAATATCAGCTTATTTTCAAGTGTTGGGAATTGGTTGGGCGGAAATTTATCATCTGCCATATCGCAAATGTTCCAATATGCCGACAGCTACACCGAACTACGAAACCAAATGCGAGGTGTGGTAGAAGATCAATCTCAAGTTGCTCGCTCAACTGAAGATGTGTTTGATATATCCTTACGGACAAATCAAGCCATTGGTGCAACATCAGAGGTGTATAAGAGCTTTTCTCAGAATGCAAAAACCTTAAAGATAAGCCAGCAAGATGTTGCCGAACTTACGGAAACAGTTTCAAAAGCTGTTGCAATGTCAGGGGCTAGTTCAGCAAGTGCATCAAATGCCCTTGTTCAATTTAGTCAGTCCTTGTTAATGGGGAAATTAAAAGCCCAAGAATTTAATTCGTTGATCACTCAAACCCCAACGATTATCCAAACCATTGCCAAAGGCTTAGGGCTTACTACTGCTGAATTTAAAGCGATGGTAGATCGTGGCGAAATTACCGCAGAAAAAATGGTTGAGGGGTTGAAAAATGCTAAAGCACAAGTTGATTCAGACTTTAGCAATAACCTAAAAACGCTATCTGGCGCTTTTACAAATTTAGAAACATCAATGATTAAATTTGTAGGTGAAACAGATCAAGCATATGGTGTAACGCAAAAACTTGTCGAAGGGGTTGATTTCGTATCTGAAAACCTCGAAACGCTAATTAAAGTTGCTGGTGCTCTTATTGGTGCATTGGCAATCGGGCATATCAGCAAGTATTCAGCCGTACTTTTACAAACTGGCTACAACAGTGCGAAAAACGCAATAGCACATACGCGTGAGGCTCAAACCATTTTGGCTAAAGCAACGGCAATGCGTACAGCTGCACAAGTTGAAATGGCAAGCCTTTCGGCACAATTACAGTTAGCTCAATCTGAAAAAACACGCTATGCCTTGCGTGAGCAGATGAAAGTACAAGCGGCACAAATTATTGCATTAACCGAAGCAGAAGCTACGGCAAAACGCAACTTAGCAGCTGCAACAACCTTAGCAAGTACCGCTGCACGCGGATTACAAAGTGCAATGGCATTGCTTGGCGGTCCAGTCGGCGTAGTAATGATCGCCGCCTCTGCGTTAATGTATTTTAGCAGTCAGGCTGAACAGGCTCGCCAAAAAGCGTTAGACACAGCCGGGGCAAACGAACGCCTAAAAGAAACCTATGAAGGATTAAGTGCCGCCTCTCTTTCACTAAGAATCACTGAACAACAATCTGAATTAGAAAATTATCAGAAACAAATTCAACAGCTTCAATCTGACATTGCCTCGCTGGAAGCAAACTGGTTTGTATCGGGCTTGCCTATCCCTGATAGCGTTAAGAAAGAAATTGGCGAATTGACTGATAAGCTTGAGGTATTGAAAGAAAATGCCAAGATTGATTTCTCTGTTTTGGAAAATCAGCTTGAAGCATTAGCCCGAGCGATGTTATCAAGCGGTAAAAGCATTGATGATGTAAGAGCCAAATTTAAACAATTAGGCATTGATGCAAGCGAAACCGAATGGATTTTAGCTGGCATACCATCAACGTTAGATGATATTGGCGACAGTGCTGAAAAATCCGCAGGGGAAACCCTTAACCTTGACGATGCAATGAAAAAGTTGCAGGAAAGATCGGTTACTTTGGCTCAAAAGTTAGAAGTAGCCAAACTAGAGCAACAAGGACAAGCCGAGTCTGCTTATGTACTCGCTGGGCTTTATGAATTGTTAGGTGTTGAAGGGGCAAAATATAACGAAGTTTTAATTGGTATCGCGACTGGCACAATTACTGCAGCAAATGCGACAGATAAAGCCATTGGAATGTCGCAAGAAACATTGAAAAAAATCCTTGATGGTAAAGCAATGTTGCAAGGGATGTTTCAAAATGAAACCAAAATTCAAACAATTAAAACGGAATTAAGAGAAAAGGCGAAAAAAGGTAGTGGCGAAAAGGCGCGTAAAAATTGGCTTTCATTTTATGATGATCTCCGTAAAAAAAGTGGTTCAACATTAAATGAAATCAATCTCGAAGAAACGCGAATGTTCCAACGGTTGGAAGAACACAATAAAAAAGGCGTGGTGTCGTATCAAGAATATGAAACCGCAAAAACGGCTATTGCAGAACGCTTTGCTCGCCAACGTTTAGAGCTTGCTGGCAAATATGCGCCAGAAAAATTGTTGAAAGCTAATCGTGATGATGAACTAAAATCTATTCAGGAATTATACGAGAAAGGGCAGATCAACCAAAGTGAAGCGGCGAAAGCCTCGAATCGAGTGCAGTTTGACTATGCAAAACAGATGTCACAAAGTGCGGTCGATCCATTGGCACAATTTCGTGCTCGGTTCGATCCAAATCAGGAGATCGAAAACCAACGTACGCGCGATTTAGCCTTGCTGGAGGCAATACAAAGCGGCAATGAGCAGAAATTATTGTCGGAGGAAGAATATCAGCGTCGCAAAAAAGAAATTCAAGATAAGTATGATTTGGAGCGGCAAAAGAAGGAATCAGATTATTATGCGCAATCGACGCAGATGATGAGTTCAGCTTTTGACACGATGGCTGGTGTAATGGCTAATGCTGCAGGCCAACAGTCAGCTGCTTATAAAGCTATGTTTGCTGCAAGTAAAGCTTTCGCTATTGCGGAAAGTATTATCAATATCCAGTTAGCTTTGTCGGAAGCAGCAAAATTACCTTATCCAGCAAATTTAGTTGAATATGCACGGGTAGCCAGTCAAACTGCCAGTATCGTTTCAAATATTCAATCAGTAACGATGAGTTTTGCCACTGGTGGTTATACTGGTGATGGTGGAAAATACACGCCAGCTGGTATTGTACATAAGGGCGAATACGTCATAACAAAAGAAGCCACTGCTCGTTTGGGCCGTGGCTTTTTAGATCATCTTAATTACGGTTCTGTTCGTCGTGGTTTTGCTAATGGTGGTGGAGTCGGTGTGCCAAGATTGCCCACTATGGCTTATCAACCTAAATCATCAGGGAATATAGCGGTTAAGGTGATTAATAACGGTGAACCGATGGATGCAACGGTAAGCCAACAATCAAAAAATGGACTGCTTGAAATCACCGTGGAATTAGTGCGACAAATTGCGCAAGCGGAAGCAGGAACAATGCTGCAGAAGAATATGCGCCCTGGCGGATTGTTATCTTAGGAGTAAACATGGCATTAAAAACATTATCTTGGTGTCCTCAGCCTAAATACACTGTAGAGGAAGAACCTAGACGAAAAGTGCTTAATTTTGGCGATGGTTATCAACAGCGAATGGTGGACGGACTAAATCCGCTGCTCCGCAAATTTAACCTGACATACAAGCTCAATCACAAAAGTGCGGTCGAATTTGACCGCTTTTTAACGTCGCATGGTGGCGTCACGGCATTTTTCTTTCGTGAATACGAAAATGGCGATTTAATCAAAGTCGTTTGCCCGAAATGGTCAAAAACCGTCACTAAAAGACACACGGAAATCAGCTGCACCTTTGAAGAAGTGGTGTAGTTTTTAGATAAAAAAACAAACCCCGAACACTCGCAATGTTCGGGGTTTTTATTTACCCCTTATTCCAAGTTTAACCAACTAAGGAGCAATTTTGATTAAGTATACACCAAAACATCAAGTTAAGGTAGGTGGAAAAATGAGTGAAAAAGATGCAGGCATTGCAGGGAAAATGCTAGCAAGTGCAGCAATTATTGCAGCGGTTGGTTTTGCCATTGGTGCAGCGTGCTTCGGGATTAGCTTTATTCTATGAAATGTTAGAAGTAATTGATAAGTCTAAGAGAGCGCGCCAATTTGCATACACATTTTTATTTCTGGCTTTTATTTTTGGAATACGTCCAGCTGACCTTTGGTAGCCTTCGAACCACACGTTATGACGCTTAAAGTGAGGTTAAATTAAGTAAAGTTTTGTGACGGAGATCGCAAAAATAGAAAATTTCTGATTAAAAATCTTAAAGAATATATTTTTATTTCATAGAATGGATATCAAATTTATTCTAGAGGAAATAAAAATGAGCGATCAAATTTTTAAAGAGAGAATTTTAGCTCACTCCCAACATGTAATGAGAGTGGGGCAACATTGTTCAACTGAGGAAACAACAAAGCAAGCTTTAATTCTTCCTTTCCTTGATATTTTAGGGTTTTCAGCTTATGACCCTACTAAGGTAAAGGCTGAGTATGCAGCCGATTTTGTTGGAGCAAAGAATGGTGAACGGGTAGATTATGCCTTATTTTGTCATGATGTTCCCGTTATGTTTATTGAGGCTAAATCTTACAATGAAGATCTCTCAAACCATTCTCCACAATTAGCACGCTATTTCAATGCAACTCCAGAAGTTGCAGTTGCAGCAATTAGTAATGGTCGTGAATGGCGATTTTTCACAGATCTAAAAGATAAAAATATTATGGATGATGTGCCATTTTTGCGCATTAATTTTGAATCGCTTGACGAAACCAAAATATTCCAATTATCTCAATTTTGTCATGATAAATTTCAGCCTGAAGCGTTACGAACATTGGCTGAAGAAAGTATATATCTATCAACATTTACAAAAACAATATCTTCGTCATTAAAAGAGGTTGATTGTGAGTTTGTCCGTTATATAGCTAGCCGTTCCAATATTGGAAGACAGTTGAATCAGCGGTTTATTGAATCTATAACACCAATAGTAAGACAAGCAGTTGAAAAGGCTGTTAGTGATATGGTTGTTTCTGGATTATCAAAAAAACCTATTGATATAGAACCTGTTGAGGTTACTGAGGTGGAATATAATGATGAAAAAGCAGACGTTGTAGATCCTGATAACTGTAAAATTGTCACCACATATACCGAAAGACAAGTTTTAGAGTATGTCACAATGATTATTGGTAGCGATACAGATTTAGTTGCCAAAGATACCGAGAGTTATTTTGGTATTTTATATCAAGGAAAATCTAATAGATGGATTTTACGTTACTATGATAATAAGCAACGCCCTTCAATCGTTATCCCTATTGACTTAACTTCTGAGCATCAAAAAGAAATTATTAGAGCTGGGTTAGAGATTTCAGGCAACCAAATTATTATTGATTACCCAGAGAATATTTTAAGATTAAGTGGCATTATTCGTGATTGTTTCGAGTATTGCATTAATGACGAAAATTTTAGAAAAAAATCGCAATAAAGCTCTCAAAAGCCTGTTTACAAAGCAGGCTTTTTTCATTATTATTTTCATTAAGGCTCGTAACCTTAAAACAAAGCGGAAGTCCGCACCCGATAGCATAGCGGTTTTTTATGCGTGAAATTTAGCAACCTTGTTTGTTTATTGCCATTAAACATTCATTACGCATAACCACATCTTATCTATGCCGAGAGGGCGGAGAATAAAATACCCGAAAGGGGAATAATCCCGGCCGTTCTTTGTTTCGGTTTACGAATCTCTTGGCGACCCTATTAGGTCAAATCTTCGTAAAATAAAACAAAGGAGTCAGAAATGGCTAATCAAATCTCAACTCAAACAGTATCTTTTAACAATCAATCCTTGATTACCATTGAACAAAACGGCGTACATTATGTTGCAATGAAGCCTATTTGTGAAAATATCGGCATTCAATGGGAATCGCAATACAATCGAATTAGACGTGACGATGTGCTAAATTCAGTTATATTCATCATGAATATGACTGGAAGCGATAGTAAGAATTATCAAATGATCTGCTTACCAATCGAATACCTAAACGGCTGGCTATTTGGTATTGATATTAATCGTTGTAACCCAGAAATCCGTGACACATTAATCAAATACAAAAAAGAGTGTTACCAAGCGTTACATGATTATTGGTTTAATGGTAAAGCTGAACGTAAAACCACGGTAGATGATCGCACAGGATTACGCAATGCCGTGAATATGCTCGTGAGCAAAAAGGGATTAATTTATTCCGACGCCTACCATTTAATCCACCACCGCTTTAATGTGGAATCAATCGAAGATTTGACATTAGAGCAGCTACCGCAAGCGGTGGAGTATGTTCACAGAATCGTGCTTGAGGGAGAGTTGATTACAACGCCTAAAAAAGATGAGTGCTTTAATTTTGAATTTACCGAGCATGAACTCCAACAGCTTGTGTGGGCATGGTTTGCTTTATTGCGAGGCACGGAACTTTGCCAAGTACTTCATCCCGCATTAAAACAAATTGGTTCGCACTACGCTGCTTCCGTTTATGGCGTGGCTTACGAATATCGCAGTACTCTCCGTCAGGCCCATAACGTATTGACACGCATTACAGAGCAATTTGAATGCGAGCAAGGAAATAACTGGCGCGTATTAAAATACCTTCGAGCCTACAACCCTAAAGCAACAGGATTTCAGTTAGACATTCTATAAAACAACGAAAAATCCGACCGCACTTTTCCCAAAGAAATCCGTGCGGCGGATTGCTACACCCAAAATTCACAAAAAAGGACAAATTATGTTCAGAATTTTACTTGTGGTGGCGTTGTTATGGGCCACCTATCATTTAGACTTAAATCAAGATTGCGATGGGTATATTTGCCAAGTTGAACAGTCTCATCAAAAGGTGATTATAAATTGACTTAACCCTAAATTTGCATTACTATTTCTAACAATAGCCGAATTGTAGCAATGCAGTTCGGCTTTTTTATTGAAATTTTACAACCCGCTTGAATTGGCGGGTTTTTTATTGCCTGTAAGATAGCGATGTACACGTGACAAGCGGTGTTTCCTTTCTCCACTCACTGCTTCTTACAGGCCACCTTTTTGTGGAGAAAACAGGAAGAAATATGCAAACATTAACTGCAGAATTTTTAGGTAAAGAAGTTACTTTAGTGGATAACAACGGCGTGGCTTATGTGGCAATGCGTGAGATTGTTGAGGGAATTGGGTTATCTTGGGGAACTCAATCAATTAAATTGAACGAGAATAGCAAAAAGTTCAACTGTTTCCATATCGAAACAGTTGGCGCAGACGGTAAAAATCGTCAAATGCTTTGTATGCCAATCAAGAAATTAAATGGCTGGCTGTTTAGCATTAACCCAAACAAAGTGCGTGCCGATTTAAAAGAACGCTTGGAAAATTACCAAGAGGAATGTTTCTTAGCTTTATGGGATTACTGGACAGAGGGTATTGCTCGCCGTGATGAAGTCAAAAACAAGTTGGCATTGTGGCAACAAAAGAAAGCCGAATATACGCAACGAGCTGGTGAACGGGGAAAATTATTGCAGCAATGCAAATCAGAAAAGCAAGACCTTGAGCGTGAGCTTTTACAAATTAAACAGTTAGATCTTTTCGTGAACTTATAACCGCACAATCTTTTAGAAAGTGCGGTTTTTTATTGGAGAAAATATGAGTATTTACGGACAACTGCAACAATATGCCTCTCATGGTTGGATAGAATTATTTGAACTCGATCTCACTAAATTTGGCGATATTGTTTATCGTTTCCACGATGGATTAAGTCCATTAGGTCAAGCTATTGTGTGGCAAGGGCTGGAATATACACCTTATCCAGTCAAAGCTGAGGGATTTGCAGTTGATGGGTTAAATCCTGTTAGACCAAGGATTATATTTTCCAATTTAGGTGGGGCGATTACATTAGTCTTGGCAAAATTAAAAGGCATTGAGGGCGCTCGACTTACTCGCAAACGAACGAAAATAATCTATCTTGATGCGGTAAATTTTGAAAATGGAAATTTGACTGCCGACCCAAACGCACATTTACCCGATGATATATTTTATATATCGCAAAAAACATCGGAAGACCATTTAACCGTTAGTTTCGAGCTATTACCTGCCACTGATTTAGAGGGGGTGAAATTACCCCGTAGGCAGATTGTGGCTCAATATTGCACTCATAAATATAAGGGGCAGTTTTGCGGATATACAGGCGATAAAGCAACTTGCTCTAAAACGCTTGCTGACTGTAAAGCACATTTTGGTGAGCACTCAGAACTGCCTTTTGGTGGTTTCCCAAGTGCGGCATATATGAGGATTTAAAATGAAACATATTGATGATGCAATAGCACACGCCAAACAAAGTTATCCGCACGAAAGTTGCGGTTTTTTTGTGCTTAAAAATGGCAAATTGCAGTATGTCGCCTGCACCAATTTAGCAGCAGAAACAGAAGATGAATTTTTGATTGGCATAGAAGACTATGCCCGAGCGGAAGGAGTGGGGGAAATTAGAACCGTTGTTCATTCCCATCCAGACGAGAGCTGTTTACCAAGCATTGCAGATCAAGACGCACATAAAATGAGTGGATTGGAATGGTGCATTATTGGACTAGAGGGCGATGAGGTATCTACGCATTTTATGCCTGCACTTACAGAGGTACCTGATTTGTATGGGCGTAAGTTTATCCATGGCATGACTGACTGCTACGGATTTGTGCGTGATTGGTATCGCCAAGAACTGGGTATTAATCTCCCAAACTACAATCGTATAGATGGCTGGTGGGATAATGGTGGCAATCTCTATGTTGATAACTTTGAGGACGCGGGATTTTATCCAGTCAAAGACTTAAAAATAGGCGACATGATTGTGATGCAAATTAACGCAAATGTACCTAATCATGCTGGTGTTTATCTTGGTGATGGTTTAATTGGCCATCACCTATACGGACGACTATCAAGTAAGGATGTATATGGACAATTCTACCGCGAACGAACAACGCACATCATGCGACATAAGGAAAATACGCCTTAAAGGCGAGTTAGGCAAACGCTTTGGTAAAGTCCATAAGTTGGCAGTAAAAACACCAGCGGAAGCCATCCGAGCCTTATGTGTTTTAAAAAGAGGATTTAAAGAGTTTCTCTTAGAATCTGAAAAACACGGAATAGTTTATCGGTTCTTGGTGCAGAGAGAAGAGCTGACAACATCATCTGATGAATTTCAAATGCGGTATGGCGCTCAAGCCGAATTTCATCTTATTCCTATCATTAGGGGTTCTAAGCGGGGTGGATTCTTTCAGCTCATAGCGGGGGCTGCGATGATTGGTCTTGCATTTTGGAACCCTTTAGGATGGGCTACTATAGGCGGTACAGGCTTTTTAAGCAGCGCGGCAACCTTGCCACTTACGATTGGTGCATCACTTGTACTTGGCGGCATCAGCCAATTACTCGTCCCTGTGCCAAAAGTAAGCGGGCCACAAGAACGTCCAGAGAATAAGCCGTCTTATTTATTTAATGGTGCAGTAAATACAACCGAGCAGGGACAACCTATTCCATTATTATATGGGGAATTAATAGTTGGATCTGCTGTTGTATCGGCAGGTCTTACCGATAAAGAAATTCCTATCAGAACAAACTCTACATCAAACAATGAGACTAGAGGAAAACTTAAATTTAAACGAGTTTCGGGGTGATAAATGCAGATAGTTGGTAGAAAAGGCGGTGGGAAAGGCGGTAGAGCACCAGTTGAAGCGCCCGACTCGCTAAAATCTTGCTCTTATGCAAAATTTATTGATGTTATTTCTTGTGGCGAAATTGAAGGACCGGTAAATGGACTGAACTCAGTTTACTTTGGTGATGTACAGTTACAAGATGAAAAAGGCAAATTCAATTTTAATAATGTTGCTATTGAGTGGCGACCTGGAAGTGTGAGACAAGCACCGTCAGAAATTTGCCAAACCAATGAAGTGACAACAGATGTTAATACCGAAGTAAAAAAAGACAAACCTATCACCCGCTCTATTATTGCACCAGAAGCAGATATTGTTAGAGTAACTATTACTGTGCCTGGATTAAGTCATCAAAATAAAAGTAATGGTGATATTAATGGAACAAAAGTTGAGTTAAAAGTTGAATATCAAGCTAACGGTAGCCACTGGATAGATGCAGGCAATATCGTTATCGAGGGTAAAACCACATCATCATATAATCGCGAACATAGCTTTAGATTAACAGGCGAAGCTCCCTGGAATATAAAAGTGACACGGTTAACTGATGATTCAGATAGCCAGGCTTTACAAAACAAAACCATTTTTTCAAAAATCACAACGGTTTTTGAGGAAAAATTAACTTATCCTGGCGTGGCATATGTCGGCGTGCAAATAGACGCTGAGCAATTTAGCTCAATACCATCTCGTGGGTATCATTGCCGTGGCATCAAACTAAAAGTGCCCTCAAACTACAATCCAGAAACTCGAGAATATAGCGGTGATTGGGATGGTACATTTATTGTCAAATACTCAAATAACCCTGTTTGGATTTATTTTGATTTACTCACTAACGAGGAATATGGGGCAGGGGAATACATCAAAGAAGATATGCTAGATAAATGGTCGATGTACCAAATAGCGAAATATTGCGACGAATTAGTCCCTGATGGATTTGGTGGCCGTGAACCTCGCTTTACCTGTAATGTTTACATCCAAACCAAACAAGAAGCCTTTAAGCTGTTACGAGATTTAACATCGGTATTTAGAGCAATGAGTTATTGGAGTAGCGGTACTCAAATGCTCGTCCAAGACTCACCCAAAGAGCCTATTTATCAGTTTAATAATACCAATGTTATCGGCGGTAAATTCAGCCGCTCAGGCTCGAATATTAAAACTCGTCACAATGTTGTATTAGTGACGTGGAACGACCCGAAAAAGTACTTTAAACAATCTGTAGAGTACATCGAGGACTCGGAGGCGATTGTTAAGATGGGGTACATATCCCAAACGGAAGTTGTGGCGTTCGGCTGTACATCGAGAGGGCAAGCAAGACGACTAGGGAAATGGCTACTTTATACTGAGCAATACGAAAGCGAAGTTATTACGTTTTCTTGCGGACAAGATGGTGCCATACCCATCCCTGGAGAAGTGATACAAGTATCTGACATCCATCGTTCAGGGGAGAGACGCGGTGGGCGAGTTAAAGACGGCTCAACAGTCAATCGAATCATTCTCGATGCGGAAGTTGAAATCACAAAAGAATCAACGATTAGCATTGTGAATGAGAAAGGGGAGTTAGAACAAAGAGCAATTACACAACGTGGAAAACTCACTGAGATTGAGGTAAATCCAGGCTTTACATCGGTCACAGAAAATAGCACATGGATTATTGCTAGTTCAGATATAAAACCTGAACTTTATCGAGTTATCTCCATTGTTGAGAGTGATGACGGCTCATATACTATCACTGCATCTGATTACAATCCCTCTAAGTTTGAGCATATTGAAAATGGGAATGAACTCATTGAATATGACAGAACAAACAATACGCTAGATACTGGTGTAAAAAATGTAGTGATTACCGATGAGATTTATCGTGGGCTTGGGGGAAGTATCCAAACCAAAATTGTTGTAAGTTATGAACCTGCAAAATCACTCACATCTCGATACCAAATTGAGTATCGCGAGGGCAATGGCAACTGGAAACAGATGGAGCCAACGACCTTAACATCGGTTGATATTCCTAATGTAAAAGATGGTGTGTTATATCAAATCCGCATCAAAACAAGCAATGTATTAGGTGTATGGTCCGATAATCCAATCCAAAACTATGAGCCAATAGGTAGATTACGCCCTCCGCATAATGTTTCTAATTTAAGACACAAGGCTATTGCCCAAGAAGGAGCTTTTTTAATTTGGGATTTATCGCCCGATATAGATTTAGAGTATTACGAGATTAAAAAAGGCGACACCTATGAAAGTTCTAAATCAGTTGGGAAAATCAAGGCAAACGAATTTAATCTTGGTTTTATTCGCACTGGTGAGCATAAGTATTGGCTAAGCGCGGTGGATTCTTCCGATGTTCGCTCTGAATCGCCCACTGCAGTAACGTTTAATATTTCAGGCGGACAAGTAGAAAACTTAGTTGCAGAAATTGTCGGCGATGAAGTTTTGATGACTTGGGGTGAGACAAAAAACAACTCTTTTTCGACTGAGCTCTACGAGGTTAAAAAAGATGATGACGTGCTGGCTTTAGTTAAAAGTACATCATTTAAATTTAAGGCTGATTTTAACGGCAATAAAAAATTTACCGTTACTGCAATTGACTTAGGCGGAAATCGGAGCGAATCCGCTCAAGCGCAGCTAATTGTCCATCGACCGACACCTGTCTCTATATCTCAACAAGTTATCGATAACTACGTCATGTTGCGTTGGCAAAGTGCCAAGGCTACCTTGCCGATTGTCTATTATGAGTTGCGGAAAGGGGAAACAATAGAAAATTCAGAGTTTATCACAAATATTGATGGGTTAGCGTTTCCACAGTTTGAAACTGTAGGAGGGTTATATAAATACTGGATTATTGGTGTTGATAGTGCAGGTAACAGAAGTGAGCCGCAATATACGCTATCCAATGTTGCGCAACCGCCAGATTATATCCTTAAATACGACTACAACAGCTCGTATGACGGAATTAAAAATGGTTCGGATAAAATCGATGGCAAGTTATATCTACCAGTCAGACGAGATACATGGGCAGAGCATTTTAGATCCAATAATCTCGCTACTCCAAAATCTCAAATTAATAGAGGTTTCCCGTTGTACCTCCAGCCAATAGACGAGAGCGGATATTATGAGGAGGAAATGGATTACGGCACGGTATTAGCATCATCCAAAATTACTCTTACCCCTAAGGTGATAAGCTCTGGCAGTTATGATATTAACTATCATATAGCAGTAAAAGAAAACGCTAAAGATAATTGGCGCGAACACGACCAACAATCCGTTTATGAAACCAACTTTAGATATGTTAAGTTTAGAATTACAGTGAGCAATGCACAGAAACCTGTCGTAATAGAGTCACTTAATCTAAAACTCGATCAAAAACAAAAAACTGACGGAGGAACCGTACAGGCAAATGCGTCAGATATAAAAGGCACATGGGTAAACTTTGCAACAGAGTTTATTGATGCGTCTGTCCCGGTTTTAACACCACAATCTAAACAACCACTTTTTGCAACATCTGACTTTAAGGATGAGCCAAAACCTAAAGGCTTTTACGTATTTTTATTTGATAAAAATGGGAATCGTGTAAGCGGTAAAGTTGGCTGGGTTGTAAAAGGAGTGTAAAGGAGCAAAAATGGCAGATTTTAACAAACCAACTGTCGATAGCGAATATACGCAATTCCCAACCGAAATTAGAGCCGCCATTAGTGCGGCTTTATCATTTTTGGATGGGGAGCACACTAATGTCCCGCTAAAAGCAAAACGCTGGAATCCATCGACAAAAATTTTTGAAGAATATAATGGTGCTCAATGGGTACCCATGGCTACAGAGTATAAACTACCCGTTGATTATAACTCACTCAAAAACAAGCCACTCCCAAACTCTGCTGTTGACGACGAAAGTGACACAAAGTTTGCGAGTTCAGCAGCCGTTAAAACGGCTTATGATAAAGCGACGGAAGCAAAAGAAGCTGCTAGCGCTAAACAATCCCCAGCCACAACCTTAGCAGGCTATGGTATTGGAAATTTCAAAGTAGAACAAGGGCAAGGCGATGCCAATGGCTATAAAACCGATGGCAATTATTACTTAGCAAGTGGTCAAAATCTACCCGAAAATGGGGAATGGCATATTGAAGTAGTTAGCGGTGGAGCAACAAATGCGGTGCGTCAAATTGCACGTAAAGCGAATGATAACAAAATCAAAACACGCTTTTTTAATGGCTCAAATTGGTCAGAATGGAAAGATGCAGGCGGCGACGGCGTGCCTATTGGTGCCGTAGTGTCATTTCCCCGTGCGGTAACCAATCCAGTTGGTTTTTTAAAAGCAGATGGCTCAACATTTAACCAACAAACCTTCCCCGATTTATACCGAACTTTGGGTGACAGCAACCAACTCCCTGATTTAACTCGTAGTGATGTGGGGATGACGGCTTATTTTGCCGTGGATAATATCCCTTCTGGGTGGATTGCCTTTGATAGCATTCGCTCAACAGTCACACAGCAAAATTACCCAGAGTTATATCAATATCTTGTTGATAAATATAGCTCTATTTCAAATGTACCACTTGCGGAAGACCGATTTATTAGAAATACAGGGAATGGGTTAAATATCGGTCAGACACAAAGTGACGAGATTAAAAAGCACGTTCACAGAGTGAGAACACACTGGGCTGATTCATCTGATAGTAGTATTTTTTATGACAAAACGAAAACTGTTATAGATTCACGATTACGCACTGCAACTACAACCGATGATAATCTCAGTGATAATGGATTTATGCATCCGCTTTTAGATAGCCCGATGGCTACGGGGGGAGCTGAAACAAGACCGCGAGCGATTGCTCTCAAACTTTGTATAAAAGCAAAAAACACATTTGATGACGTTCAATTTTGGGTTAAAGCATTCGGCGTTGTTGAAAATGTTGGGGCTTTAGATGCGGGTACACTTGCACAAAATATGCAAGCGTTATCTGCGAGGGTTGACCAAGAAATAGAAGAAAATAAACAATATACTTTACGAGAAATAAACAATGCAAAATCTGATATAAATCAGCAATTTTTGCAGGCGAAAGAGAGTTTATCTCAAATTAGTACATTAAAAACAGTGTGGCAAGGTAATGTAAGTTCTGGGCGTATTGATATTTCAGAAAAGTGTTTTGGTAAAACACTTATTTTGTATCTTCAGTCATCATCAGGCCACAGGCTTGATGATAATAACAATATTGAAATTGTCAGTTTTGAAGTAGGGGCAGAGATTGAAGGTAAAAGGGGCGGTGGAGTTTATTTTAGTAGTATTCGTCAAGTAATTCCACACAGTTCTGGTGGAACTAGTGTGTATCATGTAGAAGTCGAGGAATTCGCTGTGACTGTTGATAGAAACGGTACAACAATACACATTGAAGAACTTGCTGGTCGTTTTGTAAAACGTATTGATATTCGATGAAGGAGTGATTAATGAAAGTCTATTTTTTAAAAGAAAATTTGAATAGTTATCAAATTTTCCCTATTCCGCAAAACTTAAATGATTTTGTGGAAGTAGAAAACGAATCAGAGCTTGAGACTAAACAACTTATTTATTTTAAAAGTCAATACATTCTAGTTGATAGACAACCAACGGAATTACACATATGGAATGGAAATAGCTGGGTTATTGATGAGGAGAAGCAAACTGAAGTTAAGCGTGAACTCATTAAAAGACTAGTTGATAGCATTGATGATACAGCAGCTAGTATTAGTGCGAAGTGGACGCGTTTTTCCGAGGAATACAAAGAACGTGAATCTGCAGCTCTGGCATTTAAAGAAGCGAATTTTACTGGCGAAGTAAGCATCTATATATCAAGTTTTGCAACTGTCGCAGGACTTGATAATAAATCAGCAACATTGCTAATTTTAAAACAAGCTGAAGGATTACGAACACTGCAAGAACAACTCGCGGTGCAGCGTATGCGTAAGTATGAGCTCAAGCACGAAGAATTGAGTGAAGAAGAATTACAGCAAATTCATAATGACATTATCAGAAAAATGAAAGCATTAGCGGAGGCGCAACAATGACGGAAGGTAAGGTTTATTTAGCGTTGTATAAAGGCAAGAAAACAGGCTGGACACCTAAAGCGATCTTGGCTCGATTATCAGATTGGTTAACTCGTAAGCTTACTAAAGGTTTATATAGCCATTGTGAAATTGTCGTAAATAAAGGTTTTAAGGTCTGCTATTCGTCATCAATACGAGATGGTGGAGTACGTAGTAAGATCATGTACTTAGAACATGAGAAGTGGGATTTAATTGAACTGCAAAACATAACGGAAGAGCGGATTAAGGCTTATTTCGAGCAAACTAAAAACATGAGGTATGACTGGTGGGGTGCGCTAGGAATTGTTTTGGGTCTTAAACAGAAGCGAAGTAAGTTTTTCTGTAGCGAATGGTGTTTTAATGCAATTAAAAATAGTGATGAGGGTTGGCGGTTTAGTCCGAATCAATTAGGGGCAATGTTTAAACATGATGACTAAAGACAAACCGATCATTAATTTCCACTGGAAATTTTATGCGATTTACCCCATACCACGCAGACCCTAAAATAAAAGGCAATGAGGCAATACCTGACATTGGCCCCAAAAATCTAAGACCGCCAGCCATGATGTGGACAACATCCGATCCTTGGCCTGATAGGGTTTAAGATAAACGGCGGGTAATTCCGCCGTTTTTTTACAATTTTCTCCAAATGGCATATTATTACCCAAGTTACTTAGAGATTCATCAATCATTAAATTGATACAACGTAACAAATAGCAATAAAATGTACCATACAAAAATACAGACTACGCCAAAATTACGCCAAATTTAAATTTTATCTTTTAAAATCAATATAAAAAGAAACAGACCAATAGCCTGTATTGGACACCTTGGCAGCATCCCAATCAACTTTACCTTTTATCCATTCAACGGCTTTTTTTATCATTTCCGGTAAGTTAATTTCGGTTTCGATCGTGATTTTTGCAGATGCAATTTTTGTATCATCACTATCTTTTGATGTTTCGCCGCTCATTTTAACTACAGCAAATTTACTTACCGCTGGACTGTAATAGCTAAGCACATCAAGCGGGTATTCGCAGGCGTGGAATCCACTCTCACAAGCCTCAACATTACCTTTATGCTCATACGTTTTGCCTACCTCATACTGATAACCTCGACAAGTCCAGTCTTGCTTAAACCCTTTATAAGCTATAATTTCTTTGTTTTCTTCAGTCATTTTTTTGTCTCTCAAATTTAGATAATAAAAAAGCCACTATTGGTTAGTGGCTTATCATGTAACTCAAAACGGAATATCATCATCAAACCCGTCTTGTTCTGCTGCTGCGCTTAATGGATCGGGTTTTTCTTTGTCTTTGCTTGGCTGTTGTGTTTCATTGCTTGCCTTGCTGTCTAGCATTTCAAAGGATTGTGTCGCTACTTTAAGTGCGGTGCGATTATTGCCGTTTTGGTCTAGCCAGCTTTCCTGTACCAGTTTCCCTTTTACACAGATTTTTGAGCCTTTTTGCAGATATTGTCTTGCCACATCAGCAGAGTTGCCGTGTACCACAATGGGTATCCAATGCGTACGTTTAACTGTATTACCTTGTTTATCTCGGTAATCATCGCCTATAGCAAGATTAAATGTGGCAATTTGCCCGCCATTTTGGAATTGGCGGATTTCTGGGTCACTGCCTAAATGACCGACTAATATCACGGTGTTGGTGTTACGTGCCATTAGTGCATCTCCTGTATAAGTTGTTGATAATATTCTTGAGCAATTTCTACTCGCTCTTTGATTTTCTCGATGATTTTCTCATCACGTTTAATTGTAACGGTGGTAATACGTTTTTCTTGTGGAATTTGCTCAACCAAGTCAATGTATCGGCTTGGGTCGTCATAGCTTGATAATTGGTCGTAAGGGGTAGGGAGGAGGATAAAATCAATGTGCGCTTCATCACAATCCCATAGCCACATATAACCTTGCATTTGTGCGTCATACCCCGCTTTTTTCGCTTTTTCTTCTGCCTCGTCAGCAAAGAAAGGGTGTGAGCCAATATCCCAAGAGCATTTAGTATCTATGATTAATTTTCGACTTGGCACATAAATATCGCACTCGCCTGCAATCCAATCGTTTTCACGCCTTTCCGTGTTCTTTTTAAGCGGTAATCCACGTTTACGACCGCTTAACTTAATGGCTTGTTCTTCTAATGCGATGCCTTTCTCAGTGTATTTATTTCCTTCGAAATCTTGATAACCAAAGAGATCGAATTTAACGATTTTTCGCACCGCACTTTTGGCTGTCGCAGATATACCGCCACCGCTTTTCGGTTTAACCATTAAATCAGCAAGCCCAGAACATCTAGCTTTCAGTTTGTACATTTCCATTTTCAATCGCCTCTAATTCCGTAATTTGCTCTTGACTAAACTCATAAGCTCCACTATCACAAAGTTCTTGTAGGGTGGTTTCGCCGTTGGCAATGCTTTGTTTACATTGTTCGAATGTGGCTTCATCAACAACCGCTAAAAATTCCGCTTCTCGAATATTGTCGGTGTAGTTGAACTCTTGATTTTCTACATCTTTCACAACGGCTTGGTCGGCTAATACAGCTTGCTGCATTTCAACAGAGAGTGGAGCTTGTTTTGATAGCAATAACTTAGTTACAGTTTTTAATGCCATTGCCTCGAAGTTATCGTGCCATACGCCATAGCCTTTTTTGAATGTTTGGCTGTAGCGTTGAGCGTGTTTGACGATGTCATCGTGACTCATATAGAGTTCAGCCGAAAAATCGTTTACCAGTTTAAAATAGGCGTAATAGCCGATTGGGTTTTCGTTTTGCTCAGGTTCTTGCTCCCAGTCGAACTCAAAACCATTAATGAAATCTTTTTTGATAAGTTGCTTTTTGTACACAGGCAATGCGACTAAGCGTTTAAATTGCCCGCTACGTTGTGCCAATTGGATAAAGCCTTTATAGCCAATTTGGAATTGTGCTTCGGTTTTCTTTTCTTTGTTGTTTCTGAAAGGGACTATGTAAGCAAAGCCTAAGCCATTTTGTAGTGGCAAATTAAGTGTTGCAGCCATACAAGCAGCATTAAAAATGCTCATTGGGTCTGCTGTTTTAAGCATTGCATTGCTATTGGCGATTTGCATGACACTTGTTGCAAAGGTTGCCGCATTTTTGCCAACAAGTTCCTTAATCTTATTTTGCACATTCGCACTTTCAAAAAATGTTTTAAGCGCAGGTGGCTGTTTATTTTGTTGATGTTGGACTTGGTTTGTCATCTCGCCCCTCCATTAATCTGGGTCATAATCATTCATTCTGTCGTTTAGTTCACGCTCGGCGATTTTCTTAATCGCTTCTTGTCTATAAGGCTCATAACTTGCACCGCTGCCAATGGCAAGCCAGAAATTATCGTTATCGCACAACATTTCGGTGAGTTCGTGATAATGCGTTTGGTCGCCTTGTTGTAAATCATTGTCAATTTCAGTGGCGACTTCATCTAAAGCGATTTCATAGCCTGCTTGCCAATCCACTTTACGTTGGTAAGCGGCGTCAAGTTGATAGTAGTAATCATCGGAAGGTTTCATTGTTTTTTTCCTAAAGTGCGGTTAATTTCTGCTTGTTTTTGTGCAGTGTAAGCCTGCAGTTCTTTTTCTGCTGCCAGTGTAAGATTAGGTGGTAAACATACGCCATTTTCATATATGCCACCTTTCAGTTCACACTGTGTTTCTGCTTGGATTTGTTGGCTTAATTCGTTATCGTGCCAATCGGTGGGGTGGGCATTGGCGTGTAGGCTAATCCCACCTACAATCAGGGCAATAATCAAGGCGGCGAGAAAATAGCAGATTCTGTTTAGCCATTTTTCACTGCCTTTCATAAAGTGCGTGAAGCTTTGTTTTTCTTGGCGTAATGGTTTTTTTGAGCGTTTCATTTTGTTTCCTTTTTAGTCGATTTGTTGAATTTGGGGTGTAAAAATCCGCCGCAGACTTAAAAAAGTGCGGTCGGATTTTGTGGTGTTTTAGAGAATATCTAGCTGAAAATCCGTTTTTTTAGGATCGTAGGCTCGAAGATATTTTAATACGCGCCAGTTATTGCCTTGCTCGCATTCAAATTGTGCTGTAATGCGTGTTAATACGTTATGGGCGTGACGGAGAGTGCTGCGATATTCGTAAGCCATGCTATAAACGGATGCAGCATAGTGCGAACCAATTTGTTTTAATGCTGGGTGAAGCACTTGGCAAAGTTCCATGCCACGCAATAAAGCAAACCACGCCCACGCCATTGTTTGCAATTCGTGTTCGGTAAATTCAAACGTAAATGTTGTCGGTTCCTGCGTGGCAATATTGGGGGATTGATTTTCTTCCATATCTTTCTCTTTTTTACGTTGATTTATGCCTTCTTTGAGTTTTACAAAGGCGGAAAAGGTGGGTTTAATTTCATCATTGAGTTGGTGATACTGTAATTTCTTTCGCCAAGCCATTTCAACGCGTGAAATTAATTCGAGATTTTCAAGGGTGCAATTTCTTGAATTGCCGTCTTTGTAATCAATAATATGTCCACGCGGAATTTTTCTACCGGCTTTGCGCCAGAGATAATGCGATTTCCGTTCATAACGTTTAATGCTTGCTTTTATTAACCAACATTTTGCATTTTCACAATATCGCTCAAAGCCAATCGGTTTTAAATTTTCACCTTTCTCAAATCGACCGCTTCGTCCGGTTAGCCATTGTCTCTTCACGCGCAAAACCTTTAACGCGTGTGGATTAAATGGTTTATTGAAATAAACTTCCATTTTTTGAGCCAAGATTCTTTCATTTAACGTGCAATTCGCTTTAATGAACGCAAGTTCTTCTTTGCTGTAACGATTAGCATGCTTAAGGCTTGGAATATTGTGTTTCTTTTTTAATTTATAGAAAACATTACGATTTATTAATAAATCAAACTGTTGCTGAAACAATTTAATTAGATCAGATGGCTTTTTATCCCAATGTAAGCGAATAAACGCAATATGTTCATCGGTGAATTTAAATCGTTCCGCATTAGAGGTCATCGCCTTGCGCCTTAGATATTCTTAGAAAATCAGGGGATTCTCTTTCAATTTGACGATTTTCAAACAATGTCATTGCTTTAAGCGAAATCGCATTGCTTGCGATAATATTTGCCGCAATGCCTGATACGGCATTGGCACGTTTAATTTCTCGATTAAGTTCTTCATCGGTTAAGTCTTCATCAAGCAGTTTTTCTAACTGGGAAAATAAATGATTGTTTAAGTCTGTGATTTTATTTTTCATTTTAAATACTCTTAAAAAACCGCCCTTTCGAGCTGTAACTGGAGTAGTGCAATCAGTCTATGCTGATTTTGTTGAGATGTTATCAAAACGCTTTGAAGCATTAGATGATAGCGTATCACTTCCTCATATTCTCAATGCTTATAAGAATCAATCAGATAAATAGCATCACAAATTGATTTGGCTAGTTTATCTGGGGGAAAATTAGTATTTTTTGCTGCACTTTCTAATACAGCCTGTTTGATTAGTTCTTTATCGTTATCAGATAGGCTGTTTTCTTGTTTTTCTTCCATTTTTAACCTCGTTTGTTTTATTGTTACCATTTCAAAACACACTTCATCTATCATTCGCAACGGTTTCACGTGCCGTTGTGTCTCTGTACTAGCAAATGTGTTTTGAAATATCCACATTGGGATATTCGCCTGCTTGAGCTCCACTTTCGGCAACTGCACCGTTTTTCACTGGCTTTGCATGGGCAGACTTTAAAACT